TATGAATTAGTTGCCAACTGGGGCGTTAAGAACAAGAAAGATATCGTTAAAGAAATATATGGCGAGAAAGGTCAGGAGATGACCGATAGCTCTGCCTCTGCAATTGGGTCAAGATTGACTAATAGAAAAATTAATCCTCATGTCTGTATGTTTATTGATCAATTAAAAAAGGAAGAAGAAAAGAAATACAAAGATAAACTTAGACGTCATAAAAGATTTGAATACTATGCGAACAAGGCTGCAAAGAAAGAACAATATGCATCTGCAATTAATGCTGAGTATCGTAGTGGTCAAATGGAAGGTCTATTCGTAGACAAACAACAAATTTCAGTCACTGGTTTGGAGGGCATGAGTCGTGAAGAGCTTGAGAAAAAACTCGAAGAACTCTCGAAAAAAATCGATGGAGCAAACGCAAAAACCATCGAAGCTAAAATTATTGATTGAAGATAACTTTTGGGAAGAATTTCATAGAGTACATGGAGGGGAGATAAGTACAAATGTCGGAAGTGTCAAAGTTAATACCGAAGAAGATCAAAGTTAGTTTTGCAGATATTGATGTAAAATTTGTTAAAGATCCAAAATTCGATGAAGATAACTTTGGTGAATTTTGTCCGACAGATAATTTAATTAAACTCTCGTTAAATGCTACACCTCAAGATATGGCTAACACTTTACTTCATGAGCTGGTGCATGCAGCCGTGTGGTATGGAGGACTACGAGATGACGGATTTCCGCTAGAAAAAGAAAAGGATGAAGAACATGTTGTTAATGTTTTGACTAATCAACTGTGTCAGATCATGAAAGATAATCCTAAAATATTGACTATCTTAGCAAAGGGTCTATCAAGTCAGAATGGCAGATCAAAAAAGAGAAACAAAGCTGTGGCAAAGAATAAAAAAATACACAAAAAATATACATTTCACAAGAATAGAAAGTAGAACGATCAATGGCATTCCTGATGTCTTTGGATGTCACAAGGGCATATCATTTTGGATGGAATTAAAATCGGATTACGTCAGTTATCCTAAACTTTCTAAATGGCAAATCGCTTGGATAAATAAATATATTGCACATGGTGGTGTGATGATTATCTGCAATCAGACCCTCTTGGAGAGATGTCTCAAACTCTACAGACCTCGTTCCTCGTTCACTGATCCACGCACACTGGTTCCTGATGCAGTGTTAACGGAGCGGGAGCTCCCGCAGCGGATCTCTCGTACCTTGATCAACCTCGTTTCTCGTGCCTAATTAACCAAATGCCTTCCATCCGTGCACTCACTGTCTTCCCGACCGTGCGGTACCAGGTGCTGGTAAACCTCGTACCTCGTTTCAGGACTAACGCCTCACGAACCTTGGGAAAGATGTAAAGGGATACCTGTACCAGCAGCTCAATCCTGGTAAAAAATTTTTTAAATTAGCTCTTGACGGATATCCCAACTACTCTTATATGAGAAACAACAAAGGAGTAATATATGCAAACGTTCAAAGAAATGATTTACGATCGGTTTGACAAAGGGTCAAACGATGAAGATCAATTGAATCCCGAAGAAGTCTTTCGTCATGGAATGGCAAGTGGCTTTAGTGGCTTCATCTATTATAACGAGACGACTGAAATGTTCGACAAGTATGGAGAGGACATTTGGCAGATCCACGAGGATTACGATGCACCGTTCCCTGCTCAAGAAAACAGGACTCTCGTTCAATGGATGAATGCCATGGTATGGAGTGCCGTGGAAATTCTCGCAGGAGTCTACCTGGAAGAGCAGCACCAACAGATGGAAGAAAGGATCAAAGAGGACGCTGCTGGAGGCGACCTGCATGCGAAAAAGATCCTAAGAGAGGTGTAGCTGTATGAAAGAATATCTCGTTTATTATTCAGAACATACGGTTTATGAAAAGAAGTTTAAGGCTGAGGATGCGAAGGCAGCCCTCGCTCAAGCTCGTAAGGAGTTAGAAGACAATTGTTGGGACACCAAGACCTGGGAGACCGGGCACGGCGAAGGTGGTCAGCTGGATGTGGAGGAAGTATGAGACTGATCTCGATAAATAAGTTAGAACATCTCGTTAACCAAGAACCAGTGGCCAAGCACCATCAGCACTTCAAAGAGATGAAGGTCTCGTACCCGGAGGTTTGGTACAAAGCTTGGCTGCAGGAGCTCGTAAAGTACCTGCGGGCGCGGCAGCAGAGGAGGACATCATGTGGGGAATAATGTGGTTCATGGCCCTTTTGCTTTTCCCGAAGTTCTTTCTCGTTCTTCTGTTGGCATTCTCGTTTCTCGTTTTAGGATCATAGAGCTGCTGGTGCAGCAGAAGCTACTAAAGCTCTCCGTCGTACCAGTCCAGTTCCTTTATCTGATAATTTTTTTAAAATAAGGTCTTGTAATCTTATGGGAGTTGTCTTATATAAAAAGAAACTACAACAAAGGAGTATATTATGGGTATGGATTTATATGGATTAAATCCAAAAGGAAAAGTTAAACAACCTAAAGAAGGTGCGCCAGATAATTATGGTGATGTTTGGCACAAAGATTATACGGCATGGCAAGAAGCCGAAGGCACTTACTTTAGGAACAATGTCTGGTGGTGGAGACCATTAGCCGACTATGTAATTAATCATACAGGTTGCGTTGATGAAAAAGACCGTGAGGCGTGGCACTCTAACGGTGGTCACAGGGTATCGGAAGCCGAAGCAAATGTTATAGCCAATCAGCTAGAACACTTATTAAAAACAGGACACACAGAAACCTTCGCACATGATTACGAAGAACAGCGTAAGGAAATGGAAGAGCATAATAATAAAATACAAAAGCTCGAAGATATTCTGCGTGACGAGGTCGGTAAAGATGTAGCGCCTATTGACTATCCTGCCGACAAGAAAGCACAATGGGACGAATTACAAGCCAAGAGGAAATGGGGAGCAAGCTATCCTTTCTCTATCGAGAATGTGAAAGAGTTTATTTCTTTTTGTCGTTGTAGTGGTGGCTTTGAAATATGCTAACCAAAGCCATACTTTGGACGGCGCTAGCAACAACGCTAGCGCCGTTCCTCGGTTTCTCGGTTGTGATGTTCGTATTTTTATATTAACAAAACACTATAAGCAGAAGGGGGTGCGGGAGCAGGACATCACCTTCATAAAAAAATTAATTTATTTTAGGGGTTGTAATATATGGGATATATCTTATATATGTATTAGTCATTAAACACTAACAAAAGGATAAATATGACTAATGCTGTAAAACGATTATCTGAACAGGACAAAAAAATAATTGTCTCTTATGTTCAGTTAAAATCGACAATCAAAAATCTTTCAAAGCAAGTTGAATTAATGAAACCAACTTTGAAAGACATTTTTGAAAAAAGAAAATCAAACTTTGTTGTTGCTCAAAATAAAGACGGTGATGAGTTTGGTATTCAAAAGATTGAAAGAGACTTTAGTATCTTTCAAACTAAAGTGTTCAAGGAACAACAACCAGACATCTATAAGCAATATCTAAAGAAAGATAAGCGAGTAGAATACAAAGCGATTGAAGGTAACAATGACTAATAGGACATCACTTGTAGCACTCAATCAATACCTAGAAAAGATTAAAGATAATAATCAATCTAATCAGGTAGGTAATGTTAATCTTAATCCGCAAGAAGTTAGGGACATGAACTACGAAGTTATGTACTCAGTTCTAATGACAACTTGTGAACAGTTCATTATTAAGAACAATGGCAATCCTATTGCTAATGAATTAAGAGAGGACATTCTTAAAAAGTTTGGACATCTAGTTTCGAAACTAGCTGGATAAACCAGCAATTACCTGGCGGCTTACCAGCCGCCAGGTACTCTACCATCAACTGACGATCCCCACAAATCGAAGGCTCAATATCTAGTACGAATTAAAAACCTTTACACAACATGTAGCGTCGTTGTATAATTTACGATGTTACTTAGCGGTGGTCATATAAAGCAAGTTTGATACACGCACGGAATGCTATTTTTGTATGAATATAAAACACTTATCAGATGATGAAATAAGAGATCTACTCTTAAAGAAACAACTTGAATATATTAAATTATGCCAAGATGATTTCTTAATGTTTGTCCAAGAGATGTGGCCAGATTTTATTTATCGTAAAGACAAAGAAAAATTTGGAGGCTCGAAAGGTCACCACGAAATCATTGCTGATCAATTTCAAAAGATTGCAGATAAAAGTTTAAGGAGGCTCATAGTTAATATGCCTCCTAGACATACAAAATCTGAATTTGCATCTTACTTATTTCCTGCTTGGATCATAGGGAAGTTTCCTAAGATGAAAATTATGCAAGTGTCACACAATGCAGAATTAGCAAGTAGGTTCGGTTCTAAGGTTCGAAATCT